TTCATCAGGTTTCTTTTGTAAAACTTCCCTTTGGTTGTCGAATAGTATTTGTCTTTATCTTCTTTTTTTCTTTTGTCTGATTGCCTGCATGCTTAACTTCCAGGCAACAAATCCAGTGCATTTTTTTCTACATGCAACTCGTTTTTCTCTTTCTCCGCCATGATCACACTTGAAACATGGACAATCTTGATATCCCATTTATGTATCACTCCTTTTACTTTATGAATACTAGCCAACGTGTCTTTCCTCGTTGATCTCCAAGTAACGGTTTATAACCAAATTGTTCTAACACTTTTTTCAATGGTATCTGATCTTCATTCCACTTGAATACTAATAATCCATCTGGTTCCAGAACTCTCATGCATTCATCAAAACCCTGTTTCAGATATGTTGGCCAATCTTTTGGAAGTATTCCGTATTTCTTAGCCAACCAACTTCCAGTTCCGGCATGTGCTAAATGTGGTGGATCAAATACGACTACCTTGAAGCTATTATCTTCGTACTTCATGTTACGAAAATCCATTCTTACGTCTGGTTTGATAAGTAAATGTCTTCCATCGCACAATGTAGTTTCGAGTTCTCTGTTATCCTGGTATAGAACTTCTGGATTCTTTTTATCAAAGTAAAACATTATGCTGCCGCAACATGCATCTAATATTCTTTTCTTACCTTTTACAACACCTGTCAGATTTTCTGTTATTTGTGTACCACCAAATACTTCATTGTACATTTCATTAATTTTTTCATCTGATAGCTGTTCAAACGATGTATATCCAAGATTTACACATTTTGCATAAATCTTGCATGTTTTTTCATCACAATATCCTATGTTCCCGCATCGTCTTCTTAATCTCCATATCTTCTGCTCCCTTGTCATAACTCATCCCTCTCTTTCGCTGCGGCACAGAGTGACATTACTGCCACTCCTGCTACTGCTCCGATAAATAATCCGCTTAAAAATCCTATGATCATAAATTATCTCTCCATTATACTCTCAATTTCTTCGATCTCTTTTTATTTTTCTGAGATACCTTCTTTGTTTTTCGACCACATTAAATGCAAAATCATCTATGTGTCCATACGATGCAAAGTTTCGTGCCATTGTCAAATCCCCATAAATCTTATGATATGTTTCGTTTTTGACCATTTCTTTTCTGCAATAATACAATGCGTTACATAATGTTGTTAACTCTGTTGTATCCAATCTAATGATCGCCTCACCATCTTCTTTGGAAAGATTTAAAATCTGCATATCAACAACTCCTTTCCCAATCATTTCTAAGATGCAAAATCAAACCACTAAACTTTAGAAAATCTCATCCAATGCTTCTTCAATAACTTCTTTAATATCTCCTTCTGTGTCATAGCCTTTTACAACATCATCCTTTTGCAGAGGCTGTTTCATACCATTACTCATTTTCCTCACTTTCTACCCCAAAGATGTACTTGAGTATTCTTTCTTTTCCTACTGCTTCGATTGCATCAAATACAAGTTGTTTTGATGCAAACTGCACCCCTCCCTGTGGTTTACAAACGCTCCACACATCATAATCAAGTTTTCCATCATCTTCATTGTTATATAAAAGGTAAAAACTATCACTGCGTATCGGACCATTGTGTTCCTTTGCATACCGTTCAAGTTCAACTTCTACTTTTCTTTTCTCTCTTGCAAATTCCGCTTCTTTTTTTGTGAAAAAGATGTTTCCTAATTCCCACATATCAAGAGCGTATTCATCGTTAATCCATGTCCTTTTTCTGATTCTTCCAATATAATCAATGTAATAAACCGTATCCCCATACTGTGGTTTCTTTACCTTTGCATCCTGTTTCTTGTCTGGTTCTTTCCAATTCATCTTCTCAACAAGTCTGTAAAACTCTTTTTCTTCTGCTTCTGTTAGATTTTTAATTCCCATTTTCTCCACTTCCTTAACTTTCTTTAACAAAAATGAAATTCCAACTGCTCCGGCTCTGGTTCCCACTCATCTTCCCATCTCACTCCGATGTAATCTAAGACACGTCCCCATCCGAATCTTTCTCCTGTTTCTGGATCTACACAACATCGATACATCCAGAACTCCCATTCTTTTTCATTACGATCTCTCAACATATCAAATCGATGTGGTCTTTTCTCGAGATGCACTCCGAATCCACACATCGAGCATCCTGTTCTTTGTGCTTTTGTCGTATACAGCGTTCCATCTGCTTTCCTTGCGATTTCTCCATAGATTTCTGGCACTGGCACATCAAGATCTAATGCAAGCTGTAACAGGTCCTGTCGTAAAAATGGTGCAAATGGTGCTGATCGGATTACAGATTTCCCAAAGTAATTACATCCATGCTCTACTAATGCTTCTTCTCTCTGTCCACCTTCACTTGCCATAAGTCCCAAGAATGGTGCACTATTGTTTTCTTTTGCATAAACCTCACATGGTTTTTCTTTCATGTATAGGCAGCACTTATTACTTACCTTGAATGGTGCAATCTGATAATTCACACCCTCATTCTCGTTTTCGTATCCTGCGAACAACTGCAGCCATTTCCTTGGCAGTTTCATTCGGCTGTTCTTTGCAAAATGTCCTTGTGCTCCACATTCTCCAGTTATGATCGCATGTCTGACTGTCTTATTACGATCTGTTGGATTCTGTAACGTGTCAATTCGTCCTGCAATCTTCTTGCTGATCACCGGAAAACCAAACTCTTGTAAGATTTCTGTCTTTGGTTTTCCTGGTCGAAGCGAAATCACTCCAAGCTGCTTATGTACTTTGATAATGCTTTTATCTTCCAGAGATGATACTGACACTGCAGGTACATCGATTCCTCTGCTTCTCAAAAACGCCAAAAGCACGATACTGTCCAAACCACCTACACTTACATGTGCATTCATTCCTCTGCGATCAAGTTCTTGTATAAACTCTCTTGCTCTTAACTCTGCCCTTTTGACTTTTACCTCATAGGGCAGATTCTGTTGCGCTGTGAAGATAGCTTTTTGTCTTTTCTTTTGCTCTTTCCAGTCGTCACTCATGACTTTTCTCCTTCTCACACCAGACACACCCTTTATCACACTTGATACGAACCCTTAGCTTCTGCTGCTTGTCTGGACATAACTTCATATCCTTAATTGGCTTGCCTGCAATCTCACAGATGTAGCCTTTAAATTCTTTCTTGTTTACCATACTGCCACCGCCTCATGTAAATGTTCTCTTAATACATCTGCTGCTTCGTGCTGATCTTCATGTTCCAATAACCTGATCACATTCGGCAATACTCTACGATCTTTATCAAAAGTAATATCTTGATTCGATGCAAGCATTTCTACATTCATGTCAATGTTGTATTTTGTTTTCAACTCCATAGCCATATCCACATATGTCACATAGTGTTCTGCATAACCATCTAATTCAAAATTCCATAAGGTGTTTTTGTCATACGCTTCTTTGAATCTTCGCAATCTTTTTTCTCCGAAACCTGTATCATGTGCTAATGTTGCAAGTACAACTGTCATGGTATTCTGATATATAGTCTCTGCTAAAATCTCGTATGCCCTTTTTAATTTGTCATTATCGATCAATAAGCCAATTCCCAGTGCTCCACGCATCTGCAATTCTTTTTGCAATCCATCAACACCTTTTTCCTTTGCGATACCCAAGGCATATCTCATTCCTGCCATTCTGGCTTCTTGTTCTTTATCAAGCTTCCCCATTTTGACCATCCTTCTTTCTCATCATTGCAATATCATAAATTGTCTGGCAAATCTCCTCACACACCTCTTCTGCATGATCATCTTCTGTAAGCTGCCTTACATATTTCTTTCCGCAAGCAACACATGTTAATCGCCGAATCTGCTCCCATGCACTCCATGCTATGAATGAATTTCCCAATGCATTTGCCATTAACGAATCTGTTCCGGATCCATTTGCATCTCTAAACCATTTATTTCTTGGTTCCTGTAATACTTTCTGTGTATCTTCTTTACATACACTCTTTTCGAGTTTTTCTAAAACTCTCTTTTCAATTCTATCTACGATCTCTTGTTCTTTTTGTTCTGTCATTTTATCTTCCTTCTACTCAAACCGACCTGCACCAGATCCATACTGGTGCCACGCCGTGCATCTCATGCTCTCTTCTTCCTGCTTCTTTAGTCTCTCAGTTTCTCTCTTCTTCTCATCCAGGCACTCCTGCCGGTATTCATCATCCCATTTTTTCAATGTTGGCTGGCTGATCGTTGTCAGCTCTGACAGTTTCTTGTAACTTATCCCTGTTGAGATGATCAGCCGAACCATTCCTTTCTTGAAATTTTCTTTATATCTCATATCGTTTTCTCAGACAGCTTGGTTCTTTACCTGATACAACGCCTTTATCTCTGATCGCTGATCTGTTATTTTTTTGCCCGATCATATAAGGCTCTGTGATTCTTCGTTTTTTGATTTAGAAAATTGTAAAAAACTAAATCTAATATTTGAGAAATTACATTTAAAAGAACCTGAAAAAATATGTTTGGTATTGATTGCTTGGTTAATAGTTACTTGAAGAATCCCTCAGGTAAAGAACCAAACTGTCTGATCGTCTCCTTTACTTATGGTATCCGGCACAATTGCCTATATAGTGCCATCTTAAATCCTTGCACTTTGTCTCTTGCCCCCCCCTGTTATCTCAGGGTAGAAACGCTTATACCACTTCATCAGTGTCTTATGATCGATACCGGATGTTCTACTGATCTCATTTGATGACATGTTATACTTGATCCACAGTGTCACAACACGTCTTTTAAATCCTTTGCTGTAATCTGCCATCAATTCTCCTTTCTGCCCACTGCCTTAGGCAGCAGGCTCATGGCTTATACTGGCTGTTTCTTATGCGGTTAATAGTTACATGTGGTATATAATTTAGCTCTCCGGCTGATCACTGCCTGCATATGATCCCTTTGTGCTGTTGTTGGTCACTTAAGATCACTCCTAAATCCACAGCTACCACGACTAATACTACGACTTTTTATTAAACAACAATCATGGTTTATAGTGTCTTGCAGGCAGTGATCAACCGGATAGTCTTATTTTTATTACATTGCTGCGAGTAACTTATTGATAAAGTACTGCTGCCCTTTTCCTGTAACTTTCGTTGTCTTGCTGATCTTCGTTGATCCATTTGGCTGATTGATCACTGTTTCCTTGATCTCGAATAGATCCATATCCATTGCTCGTTGCGTTGGCATATTCCAATCAGAGCTTTTTCTCTTGATCAGATAACCATTGCATCGCATCCATTCAAACAGTTTATTTTGCCCCGTCTGTACTCCGTTTTGACGAAGAATCTTAGCCAACTCTCCGATTAGGATAGATGTATCACTCGTGGAAACTGCATCCGCAAATATCTCTTTTGGCTTCATTCTTTCGTTATCCTCAATCAGTATTGCGTTGTCTGATTTGAGCTTTTCTATCGTTTTATCTGCCATCTTCAATGCTCTTGCAAATATCTGCTCTGGTGTATTCCAGGCTTTCTCAAGATCCAAGAAATACTGTCGGATTTGCTTTCCTTCAGGTGATCTCTGAATCATACAAATCTGCTTTGCCATGTCGATGGAAATCAGAAAGTCCGTCTGAGGTCTTCCATTGTGTTCTACAGTTTTACTCTTTTTTTGAGTAAAAGTCTTTAGACTCTTCAAAGCCATATTCACACATTCTTGGAAACCAATCGTTAAATCTTGTTTTGATGTTTAACTGCTCATGTAAATCTCTTGCTGACACTGTTGGCTCTTCCGCTTCGTAGTTAACAGCAATCAATTTGCTCATTTCGTTCATGTCAAATCTCATCTCCTAACTGTTTCTGTAACAACTGCTGTTCCAAAGAATCAAAATCATAGTCCCTTTGACAATTTAATTCCCCCAGAGTTTTTTCACTCTGTATTCTTTCAGGTTTTTCGTAATTTGCATCCAAGTAATCTATGTATCCCGAGTTAAAGAACGTGCTGCCATTTTGGGGCTTTCTCCAGTCATCTAACGCCAAGTCCGCCTTGTATCGGTCAATGGCACGACTTAATTCGTCGAATCCGATATCAAGTAAACGCCTCTTATTGGTATCTGAGACTTTCCCCTTCCCACGTTTCTGAGGGTATAATTTCCAAACTCTCTCAAACAGTGCATCTGCTTCAGATTTGCACATAGTATTTTTATTTATATCTTTCTCTTTATCTTTATTCTTTATCTTTATCGGCTTTTTTGGGTTTTTAGTTTTTTTTTTCGGTTTCTTCAAAACCCATTGGGTTTTTTGGGTTTTCTTCTGAGTCGTTTTCCTTTTTAGGTCTTCCACCCTTTTTCCCATTTTCCCGATTAGAACTGCATCGATTTTCATACTTCTTTGAATCGCGATCCATCTGGCTTTGTATAAACGAAAATGCCATCATGGATATTCCATCAAGTTCTGGAACAACTCCTGATTCAGAGTAATCAATCAATGCCATCAATAACCGACCTCTCTGCTCATCTGTCAGTAATTTTAGTGGTTCCCGATATTCATGGTAGATCAGGAAGCTGCTCTTTTGCTTCATGTGATCACCTCGTTATTCGTAAATCGTACAGATCTCCATATTTCTTTTTGAACATCTTTTTCTTGATCTTGAAAACATCTGTTTCCACGCCTTTCACATCTTCAATCACACCTCTGTTTACTCTACGATCAAAGTAAGCAAAATCCCCTCTGTATGTGATCGCTCTGATCGTCTTGCCCTGATAAATAAATTTATCCTGAAGGACCACGACCGGCTGTAGTTCCAGATGTGAGATCTCTCCTGCTTCTTCTAACAGCTTTAATTCTTGATATCTTTCTGCTTCTCTGATACTGTCAAACTTGATCCCATCAACTGTCGTTTTGCGATTGTTGTACTTATTGGGTCTGTTGTAATTCTTCCAAGCCATTCTCCTGCTCCTTTACTATGATTCCATAAACCTTGTACTTTTCCTGGAAAGCTTTCTCTCCAATCGTATGATCTTCTACATGGTGCGTTCTGCATAGGCATATCTTTCTGTAATCGCTGTCGTCTACGGCCCTGCGATCATTTCCCATGCCGATCTTGTCAACGTGATGGATTTCTCCTTTGCGACCACAGATCGCACATACACGATTCTTGATGCAATAATACAGATACCTTCCAATATCATCTGCTCGGTTGATCGCCAAATCAGATAATGGGATTCCCTGCTCTAAGCAGAACTCCAACAACATTGAGATGAACTCTCTTGCTGTATCAACTGTGCATGTCCCTAAAGAGAAATAATTATTTCCTGTCCGTATGATGTATTCATACTTCATGATCTCTTTCATCTGTTCAGGAAGATAACCAGTATAGTCTGCGATGTCTCTGATCGTTGCGTATGCCTTTTTCCTCTGCGCATTTGTTATTGTTCTACCATCATCCAACCGAAGCTCCACATCATGGATTCGCTTATCCAGAATCGTATTAAACAGATTTTTCTCCGGAACAAAGACTTTCATCTCTGTTCCTTCGATATCTGATCTGATTCCTGTTATCTTTGCTAATTCATGCATTGATTACTTAATCATCTCCATACTTCATTTTTAAAGCTGATAGCATTCTACCTGCTTCGCTTCCAGTTAATGCATCAAGTGTTGTGCCTTCTCTTTTACACCAATAATCTATATTGATTCCGTGCTTAGAACAAATTTCAATTAACGTTGCTTTCTGTGATTCTGTAGCCGGTCCGTCTTCAACTGGAACATAATCCATGTTCTCTTCTTTTACCCAAAGATTGAACCCTAGCCCTGTATTGATAGCTACGCACTTAACAAACGACCTACAAGCACTAGCCCAAACTCTGGATTGATTCATCGAATTTGCCTTTACTGGATTTTTACCATTCATGACTGGCGATTGCATGTAATACACCTGATCATCAATACATACTTTAATTCTTGTTTCATAACATTGATTTATGTTTCCATTTTTGTCTTGAAACGTCTGATCACTACAAAAAAGACTATTCCCTGTTCTTTCATTCTGACAAAGTTCGAAATATACCTTCTCTGCACCGTTCTCTCTTAAAAGTTCCATGCACTTTGCCCAGTTCAAATACATAAACCCTTCTCGTTCTGCACAATACGGAAGTACATTTACTTTTACCAATTCATCATATGGTTTTAACATCTATATCACCTCAAAATAACCTTTGATTCTTCTTTGCTCATCGCACTCTATTTCATGCGACACCCCATTAAAGAACCATTCTTTAAATTCTTCTTTTAACTTCGGATCACTTGTTACAACTTCCCAAAGATAATCAAAAGCATCCTGTTTATCTTCATCGTGGTTCCACACTTCATATTCAATTTTTTTCATTGCTTCCTCTTCTGGAATAGCAAAACCGTTGTACTCATACCCTATTATGGTCTGCATCTTTAAACCTCTTTCCTAATTCCTCCAATCGAGGAAACACGATATCAAACTGTTCTTCTGACATTTCACAAAACTCAATTCCTGCATTTCCATACTTTTCTCCAATGATCAAAGCATTTCCAAGAATCGGGTATCCATGGCGATCTGTCTCATACAGCCATGAAGCTATCTTGTTTAATTTGGTTTCGTCGCAATGAAAATAAAATTCTTCATCAACCAACATACTTACTTTTGATCCCGGAACATTTTTGACCTCAATTCCTGCACCGATCTCTGTATATAATCTCTTGGGCTGTACATGTTCAATTAGCTCACATCTGTTTCCGATGTGTTCTTTCAACTTTTTCCATGATTTAAGTCCCTCATCTGGATATTCCAGTTCTTTTACCTCGTTATCAGTTGTGATCAGAATCATCTTTCCCATTGCCTTATTCCTCTACTTCCTTTAATATTGCAACAAGATTTTGTCTTGCTATTTCTAATGTTTCAACTGCATCTTTCTTCTCATCAAGGTTAAAAACACCGTCAAGATATTTGTACAGATGAAAAATACTTACTCCATCTTGGTGCAAATCAACTTTTAAACCTGAAGTAGTTCCACTAAATTCAAATTTAAAATCTGGAACTGTCTCGCATGATTCTGCTTCTTTGATAAATCCTTTTTTATCTTCCAGGAAGCTTAGAATGATGTTTAGAATGTCGCATACTAATTCTTTAATTTCACTTTTACCAGAATCTGTGTTATACTTTTCTGGTGATAAACTATTAATATCCATTTGTGTGTCCATGGAAGATGCCGCTTCCTGGGCACATTTTTTTATCATTCTTGCTACTTCGTTATAAGCAAGAAGCCTTACTGTCTCAAGATAAACCTTGCTTTCATCCTCTGTTTCCATATCTATTTCAATTTCTCTTTCTTGAGCATCCATCATGCGATCAAGTTCTTCCAAAATCTTATTCATCAAATCTCTTCACTCCTTCCTCATAGATCAGCGCTGTGATCAAACACACTGCAGCTAATTCCTTGAAAATTCCCATTGCGATCAGCACTGCTGCTGTGCAGATCATGGCTTTTGTCTCTGTGTGCATATTTATGCTCCTTTCTCTGGTCTCCATAAGATCCCTGTGACTTCCCAGAACAGCTTTGGACTGATGTAATAGTTCGTCCTGCTCTTTCCAGTTTTTCTAAATGCGTATCCGATTGGAAGCCATCCAGCTTCAATGCCTGCCCTTATGAAGCAAGCATCTTTCCCCATCTTCTCTGCCGCATATGCTATTGGTACATTCCCTTCTGGAAACTGCTCTGGTGCATTTGCATATGCTGCCAAGATTCTTAGATCTTGTCTTCTACTCATGTCTTTCACCTACCTTTCTTCAGATGGCTTAATTCCCTGCCCGACAATTGAGTGCTATTTTTAATAATTAACCAATTTAGGGAGGAATTTCGTGTATCGGACAGAGGATTAAGCCATCTGCATTTATTTACAGTTGATAAAATCATTCAAAGCTTGTATAATAGTACAGTTGCACACAGTACTATATATTGTGTCGAATATATGTTTTTATACATTATCTTGTATTTTTGTATTGACCTATTGATATTTTAGTGGTATTCTATTCCAGCAAAGAGATATGCGTGTTCCATTAGAAAGGGGGCTTAATATGCCAAAACGTATCACTGTGACTCAGGAATCAAATACCGGAAGAAATGAATGCTTCCACGATAACTTTACTGGCGCAAACATGACTCGTAATCAGTTTGTAAATCAGATCAAGCAAGGAAATTATGAAAATTATCATGTACGAAACATCAATGGTGTAGATACACCTGTTTCCAATCCAGACAATACAAGAAATAACAATTTAGGTTAATCATCATCCGACACGCATACCACTTTGTATCCATCTAGCACGATAATATTTGTGTCGGTAATACTGGCGATTAGCTCGTTATCCGAACCAACAACCCGTATCTCTAAATATTCATTTTCAGAAATTTTCATCTTTTACTCACTTCCTCAATTCCGAAAAGATAGTTTGCATCCACATTAAACTCTCCTAACACTTCAAGTAACTTTTGAATATCAATTACTTTAATGATTCTGCGACCATTCAGCATATCACTTAGTTCTTGGGCAGTCATTTGTGTCTTTTCTGCAATAACTGTCTGTTTTATACCTTTATCTTTGATTGCTTTTTTTAAGCGAATTGCAACAATGCCATTTGCTTTAGATACTGCATTCATTTTATCTTTCTCACCTCCTGGTTATTTAGTTTCGGTTAAACCGAAGTCTAACGGTAAAAAAATAATCTGTGAATAACGTACATTATACGTTTCCTCTATTTTACGAAGTACTGGAATATCAGGATAAGACTTTCCTTGTTCGTAGTTTCTGAGTGTATCTGTCGCTATTCCTATTAATTTAGCGGCTTCTTCTTGCTTGTATCCTCGCATTTCACGGATACTTTTTAATGTCGCTTTCATATCTTTAGGAAATCTAGTTTCCGTTTTCACTTTTACTCACCTCCTTAGTTCTCTTATATACTACCACGGTTAAACCGAAGTGTCAACGGTTTTTCCGAATTTTTTTCGGTTTATATTGATTTTTTTCGGTTTCTCCATTATAATATAGGCATATTCAAATTAAGAAAGGAGACAATGGTAAATGAGCGACTTAGGAAACAAAGAAGTCATGGCTAGAAATATAAAATACTATCTAAAGGCTAATGATGTTACCCAAACAGAGATGTGCAATACCTTAGGTTTTAAAATGTCTACTGTATCAGACTGGATGCATGCACGAACCTATCCACGAATTGACAAAATAGAAATGATGGCTAATTATTTCGGAATAGAAAAATCAGATTTAGTAGAAAAGAAATCTTCTTCCACAGAACTTAATAAAAGAGACACCAAACAAATAGAAAAAATCATACAGCAAACAAAAGATAAACTAACATCCCAAGAAGGATTAATGTTTGATGGTGATCCTGCTTCTCCTGAAGCAATCGAGTCTATTCTAAATGCAATGGAAATTGGTATGGAGATGGCAAAGAAAAAGAACAAGGAAAAATACACACCTAAAAAATATAAAAAGGACTGATGTGAATGGACATAAAAAAGATTGTAAATTCGCTTGTCAAGAAACATAAAACAAGAAATCCCTTTGAAATCATCAAAGGGCTAAATGTTATCCTTGTGCCGGTGCCACTTGAGGGTGTCAGAGGATTTTATCAATATTTCCAAAGAAATAACATTATTTATATTGATGATTCTCTTTCAGAGCATGAACAGATTCTTGTCTGTGCCCATGAGTTAGGCCACATGCTACTGCATAAAAAGGCTAACGCTCTCTTCATGGATACGTATACTGGATTTAACACCACAAAATACGAAAAAGAAGCTGATTTATTTGCTATGGAACTTCTGGTACCTGACGAAACATTCTTAGAATATCAAGAATATACAACTGAACAAATTGCACTCGCTCTTGGGTACACTGAAAAACTAATTAAGTTAAGATTAAAATCAAAATGAAGGGAATATAATGGGGTTATTAAATTCAATATTTGGAAACAACGAATTAAATGATAAGATTCAGGAATTAGAAAATTCTAATTTAGAAATGCAAAAAACAATTGCTAATCTTGAAATCGAAAAAGCTAAATTGGAATCGAAGCTTACACCTGAAATGTTGGATTTGGAATCTTTACAAAAACAGATTTCTGAATCACAAGTAAAATTTGCTCATGATAAAATGGAGCAAGAACAAAAGCTTTCAGAACAGTATGATAAGTACATGGAAGAAATTTCTAAGCAAAAGTCGCTTATTCTTGCTTACAATGACGAAATTAATGAGCTAAATTCTAATATAAAAGAATTGAAAAATGAACTTATTACTTTCTCTGATGAAGTTCTTGTTCAGGATTTCGGGTTATATGAACCACGCTACTCTTTTACTAACGCTGATGCTTATAAAGCAGAGCTCATAAATATACGAAACCAGCAGAAAGCAATGATCAAGGATGATACAGCTGTATCCGGGAACATAGGATGGCAAGTAAATGGTAGTGAAGCCAAAGGACGAAAGTTAGTAAAAGACATGCAGAAGCTACTGCTTCGTGCGTTCAACAGTGAATGTGATGAGATTATTAGTAAGGTAAAATACAATAACTATGATACATCTGTTAAGAAAATGGAACGAAGTTTCAATGCTATTGCTAAATTGGGTGTAACAATGTCAATTTCCATAACCGCTCATTACTATGATCTGAAAATTCAAGAGCTTAGATTAGCTCTCGAATATCAGATTCAAAAACAGCGTGAAAAGGAACAAAAGGCAGAATTAAGAGCTCAACAGCGTGAAGAAGCTCGATTACAAAAAGAACTAAAAGAACAACGTAAAAATATTGATAAAGAACGCAAACATTACGAACAAGCCCTTTCTAATATCAATCATCAAATTTCAACCGCTTCTGATGACAATATAGAAGATTTAAATCAAAAGAAAGAGGAAATCATACAATCTCTTTCCGAGATTGACACTAAAATCAAGGATATTGATTACAGAGAGGCTAACCAAAAAGCTGGTTATGTATATGTAATTTCTAACATTGGATCATTCGGTGAAGGTATTTACAAAATCGGTATGACACGTAGATTAAATCCACAAGATCGTGTAGATGAATTAGGAGATGCTTCTGTTCCATTCAAATTTGATGTACATGCAATGATCTTTTCAGAGGATGCTCCAGCATTGGAAGCAGCCTTACATAGAGCTTTTGAAGATCGTAAATTAAACCTTGTAAACCAAAGAAGAGAATTTTTCAGAGTTTCCTTAGATGAGATCAAGGATGTTGTTAAGAATAATTTTGATAAAACAGTGGAATTTGTTGATGTTCCTGATGCTGATCAGTACAGAATCTCCTTGAAACTACGAGAGGAGGAACATCAAGAATGAGCATCTTTGATTTTTTCAGAAAGCCGAAACCCGAAGAACCTAAGCAAGAAGTTTTAGATGAACCATCAACTTCTAACATCGCCTTGGATTCATCATCTTATGTCAATGATTCAGAAGTTTCCCTAGAAAAAAGAGAGTTTTATACAGCTGTATTCCTCGACAGATACAGTACTGGAACTCCAATCATGGACGACAACGAATACCCAAGATACTTCCAGTATGATTTTGAAATCAAAAGCCCATCTAAATTTCATAAAAAATTAGTCCAAGATGGTTATTATAAAGATGCTGAATTGGTAGATATCTTACGTTCTTTAAGAATACCAGAGTTAAAAGATCTGCTAAGAGAATTACATCTACATGTATCAGGGAACAAAGAAGATTTGATCAATCGTCTATTAGCTGCTGATTCCTCTGATGAATTAATGCATATTTTAAATGCTGATCATATAAAATTTTATTCTCTATCTAATAAAGGAAAATATTTTTTGGAAGATCACAAAGATTATGTCGATCTATTTAACAACAAAACCAAATGGGGTATAGGGATTGACGAATATATATCTGCTAAGAAATCATGTCCAAATAATTATGATTTTCATAAGATCATTTGGTCTATATTCAATGATCGAGAATTTGAACACATGAAAAATAGTAAATTCAATTTATTAACATGTAATTATCAATCTATGGCTGAATGGCTAGGTGATTCAGGCAAACAGGAAGATTCTCTTCTGTACTACCTAAAGGCACTCTACTTTGAGATTATGGCTTCAAATTTTAGCAGCATATCATTATATAACGATGGCGTATATTCTTCTACACGTGTACATTCAGATTCTTTTAATGAACCATATTTAACATATCTTGTAGGAAAAATTTATAATTTAAGAGAATTTTATTCTCAAACAATCTTTGAAGATGCTTGTGAAGTAATGAATCACTTTTATGAATTTGTCTTATGCGATAAAAATACTTTCAAACGTTTGGTTCACGATATAATCAATAATAATTACGATCATGACAAATGGATGAAGGAATTTAAGAGAATCTATACAAATTTATTTTAATAAATGAACTTTGAAAATATAATATACTTTTAGAAAAGGAGGTGTCCTTTGGATACGAATAAATTAATCCAAAATGCAATAAATAGTGTTTCTAAACAATTACATAACTATCAAACATCTACTGATCCAAAATTACAGAAGAAAGCTTCTATTCTCTCTTATTGGCTCGATGATTACATGCGAATGTTGAAAAAGGAAGAAACTTTTAATCCAAGAAAATTAAAGCGTTACAAACGTGGCGAAATTGTGAAGGTTCATCTTGGTTATAATATTGGAAATGAAGAGGGTGGTTTACACTACGCCATTGTTTTAACTAAAAATGATTCCAAAAATTCTCCGATTATTACCATAATTCCTTTATCTTCTGTAAAAGCTAATAAACCTATACATCCTTATAATGTATTTTTAGGAGATACTATTTTTCAACAATTAAAAGGAAAGTGGGAAATTCATCATGATCTCATCGATCAGGAATTAACCTCTCAAACACAAGAAGTCGATTCCCTAAGAGAACTTATTTCTTCTAAAACCGAAGCTGAATTGTTAGAAGATCATGCAGATATTGATAAACGTATACATGAATTAAATGCTTCTATAGCACATTTATCTAAACTGTCTTCTAGACGTGATAAAATTTCAAATGAGATTTTAAAAATGAAAACAGGTAGCATTGCACTTGTCAATCAGATAACCACTATTAGTAAAATAAGAATATATAACCCTCTTCACTCTAATGACGTTTTAGGAAATGTTAAGGTTTCTAATGAAATTTTAGATGCAATAGATGACAAAATCAGAGAATTGTACATTGGAAAGTAAATAATTCTTGACACGAGGCATAGTATTATTTTATAATACTTTTGTTAAAACATTGCCCCTTTGCGGGCCCATTAAAAAGACATTGCCCCTTTGCGGGCCAAACATTAAAAAGACCTCGTAGAAATACGGGGTCTTTTACGTTATATAAATACCATTTCGGTGATTCCACCAAAATGGTCAAAACAAAAACAGCCTCATTTCTGAGACTGCTTTCATAGATTTCCATGTCGATCGTTAGATCGAAACGGTATACCTATCCTGAACAAATAGATTATACCATTTCTTTCTAACGTCTGGCAAGGCGTTATTTTTATACAAATTTTTAAGAAAGGAATGATGATCATGTTAATTAAATGTCCCGAATGTAATCTGCAGGTAAGCGATCACGCAATTGCTTGCCCTCACTGCGGATATCCTATTAATACTAAAGTGGCCAAACAACAACAATCGAAATCTCGTAGAAAAAAACGTCTCCCTAACGGTTTCGGCCAGATCACTAAAATAAAAAACAGCAATCTCCGAAACCCATACAGAGCTATGGTTACTGTAGGAAAAGACTTCTATGGCAAGCCGATCTGTAAACCTCTAAAACCAAATGCATACTTCAAAACTTACAATGATGCTTATGCTGCATTGGTTGAATACAATAAAAATCCTTATGATTTAGATGATGATCTGACAGTAGAACAACTTTATGAAAAATGGACCGATGAATACTTCAAAACTTTAACCAATCCATCCAGCATACGAACTATCAAGTCTGCTTGGAACTACTGCTCTGCTATTTACAACATGCGTGCTAAAGATTTAAGACCCCGGCACATTAAAGGCTGCATGGAAGATGGTACATATGTTGTTGATGGTGTAGAGAAAAAAGCATCTTCAAGTACAAAAACAAAAATAAAATCTCTATTTAATCTTATGCTTGACTATGCAAACGAAAATGATCTTGTAGAAAAGAACTATGCTCGAACATTTAAGTTATCTGATGATATTATTAAAGATGTCGAGGAAGAAAAGAAAGATCATATTGACTTCACAGATGAAGAAATGCAAAAATTGTGGAATAACTTATATGATGTAGACTATGTAGATGTGCTACTAATCCAGTGTTATAGCGGATGGCGCCCACAGGAATTAGGCTTGTTAAAGATGGAGAATGTTGATTTAGAAAATTGGTTTATTACTGGCGGTATGAAAACTGATGCTGGAAAAGATCGTGTGGTTCCAGTCCATCCAAAGATTCGCAGCTTAATAAAACATCGTTACCAGGAAGCTTTATCTCTTGGAAGCGAATACTTGATTAATTGTACTGATACTAAAACCCATCGAAGTAGCTTAAAACTCACATATGATAAATATCGACATAGAGTTGAAAAGATTGTTAACAAGCTGGAATTAAATCCAGAACATCGTGCTCACGATGGACGTATCCAATTTGCTACAATGGCAAAAGATGCAAAAGTAAATGAATATGCTCTAAAACGTATCATAGGACATAAAATCGACGACCTCACAGAAAAGACCTATACAAAGAGAAAAAAAGAATGGCTTATGGAAGAGATTCTAAAGATAAAATAGAATATTACATAACAAAAAACAGAGTCAAGACTTACCATCTCGGCTCTGTTTTTTGTTATTCTGATGTAGGAGTCGTGTGTACGAATAATGTATGAATAATGTACGAATCGTCCACTTTTCACTACTTCTTACCGCTTTTAACTCCGTTCAAAAACCACGTATTTAAGCGGTTTCTTAGAATTTACCTGCCTTAGCAGCTTCCTCAATAGATACAGCTACTGCTACTGTAGCTCCTACCATTGGGTTGTTACCCAACCCAACTGCGAATGACTACCTATGTTATATCGTGTTATTTTGTGCTTTTTTCGTATATTTTTCACAACCAGAACGTATCACACATGCTATTTTTATGTATATTGTGCATATACGTGCTTATTCGTGCCGCACTCTCCGTGGGCCTGACGTGGGACTTCATTATTTACCATCATCAAATTATCCTTTATAATATAGTTAATTTACTAATTAGTATTTAGAATTTGCTACAAAAAAAGAGCTATTATATCAGATTATCTGATATGCTCCCTTCTAGGTAGACAAGTGAAATAATAAAAACTTGTCACTTAGGA